GTTCAGTTGCTCCGTGACTGGAACGGCCGCAAGGCCGAGGACGTTATCGAAGTTTATCCCGGTGTGGCAGATTGTTTGGTGAGGTTTGGAAATGGCAGGATACTCGACAACGGGACCGCTTCGCACGGCGGACAAATCAATCACGCAAACCAGTCCGACAGTGGAACCACTGCAGCTGAGCGAAGCGAAAAAGCACCTCGAAATCGCCGACGCGGACACGGCACATGACGAGCATCTGCAGAACTTGATCCAGCAGGCACGGGAGCAAGTCGAACATGACTGTCAGGTTTGCCTTATATCTCGCACGGTTACGGAAAAGTTTAACTGGTCGGGTGACGAGGAATGCTGGCAGCTTTACTTCCGGCCTGTCACGGCGGTCACTTCGATCACCTACTACGACACAACCAACACGCAGCAGACATTTTCGGCCAGCCTCTACAGCTTGGACACAGACCGTCGCCGCGTCTGGCTTAATAGCAACGCGGCATGGCCGACAACCTACGACCGCTGGGATGCCATCAGCGTAGCGTACACGGCTGGCTACGGTGCCAACGGTGGCGCTGTGCCGCAGATGTTTAAGCAGGCGATGCTGCTGCTGATCGGCTACTACTTTGAAGAACGCACGATGATGGGCAATGAATCCACTACCGGCGGCTTCAAAGCCTATGAGAACCTACTGGCCCGTATGAAACGGAGCAACTATCCGTGAGCAGGCTTAAGGCTGGCCAGTACCGCGACCGCGTCCACGTCTACAGTGAAACGTCTGCTGAAGGCAGCGACGACCCGGCGTTTGCAACAACGCTCTGGCGTGACCTGCCATGCAGCATTACGGCGGTCAGCGGCGGCGAGACGTACCGCGGCAGACAGATTGAGGCCACCGTCTCGCATGTAATTGAAATGCGGTATTACGCTGGAATCCTGCCGAACATGCGAATCTACCAGCCGCTGACCGAGACGTACTACGAAGTCAGCCGTGTTCTGGCGATGGACAACAATACGCAGCTCATGATTCAGGCGACGGAGGTCGTACTGTAATGGCAAAGGCAAAGCTGGCAATCGAGACGACCATCACCCAAGACGTACCGATTGAAGATTACCTCAAGCGGGTCGATTTGCTGGTTCGTGGCAAGGCATTGGCCGACGCACTGAAATCCGCCAGCAAGATTGTTCAGAAGGAAGCGCAAAAACGAATATCACGCAGCAGCCAAACCGGAACGGCAAAGAAGAAAAGCCGCAAACAAAAAGAGCGCGACGTTGCCCGCAAGCCACTGGCCGACAGTATCGCAATCAAAATGGTGCAGAAAAATGACGGCCAGCTACACATGGCAATTACCGGCCAGAAGATTGAGCCGCACATGAAAGGCAAGGGCAGAAAAAACACGACGGCTCATAGTCATCTGCTGGAGTTTGGACACAAAGCCTATTTCTGGAGCGACAAGCCGTCCACACGGAAAACCTTCGTTGAGGCCAAGCGATGGCTGGCACCGTCAGTTGACACAACCAAGACGCAGCAAAATCAAGCGGTCATTTCCAGCCTTGAGCGTTCAATAGCAGGTGCCCGCTAATGCCTGACATCCTCAACAGCCTGCGAATCTACCTAAAAACCAAGTCGGCGATTACATCGCTGGTCGGTTCCGATGACGCTTCCCGCATCTATTTCCATGATGCCAAGGAAGGAGCGGCGATGCCGTTCATCATCTTAGAAATCTTCGAGGGTGAATCCAACGAACACCTCGCCGGAATCAGCGGCGTCTGCAGCAACCGCATCCAGATTGATTGCTACGGCGTGACGGCAGCGGCGGCCTACAACTTGGCCGAGGCTGTTCGGCTGGCACCGCTGCAAATGTTTCGCGGGTCAATGGCCACTGGTGGCGATTTGGTGCGGGTGCTGAACGTCACCAGCAATGTCAGCTATCGGCGAGGCTTCGACCCGCCTGTATCTGGTTCAAGTCAAAAACGGTATTGGGTGAGCAGAGATTACATCATCATGTATCAAGAGGCGACAAGCTAATGGCAAACACACGAATCGACACCGGCCACGGCGGCACGATCACCTTCGGAACCAGCAGCCGGGCACTGAACTGGCTGACCATCGACGCTGGCGAGCGTTCTCGTCCGGCCATCGACATCACCCACTTGGCCAGCACGACGCCAACATATATGGCTGGCGACTTGGAAGAGCCTGGTGAAATCACGCTGACATTCCAGTTTGACCCAGCCGGGACTGCTGGATGGTATGCGACCAGCACCGCGGCCGAAACCGTGACCATCACTTGGCCGGTTGCACCTGGCGGAACCACTGCCGCAACTTACGCAGGCACGGGACTCGTGACGCGGGTGAAGTTTCCAACGCTGCAAACGAACCAAGTGCAGACTGGCGAGATGAGCGTGAAATGGTCTGGTGGCACCCCGCCAGCATGGACCGCAGGCAACTAATCGGAGGCATCAATGGCAGAACGTGTACGGCTGGCACCGCATCCAGCCAAAGACAAAGACGGCAACCCGCTGTTCCCGCAGCTGCGAAGCATCATCGCTGACGGCTATGGGCTTGTCGGCTACACCGGCGACCCGCCTTATCACCGGGTGCAGTTCATTAACTGGCATGCATCACAGGAGCCTTGGATTGTGACAGCTGTGCGGGTGCTGGTTGCCAGCGAGTTTGGCAAGTCGCCAGACGTGATCACAAGCGTTACCGAACCAGTCGAAGTAAATGAAGAGGATGACGAATAATGGCCAACGAAATCAGCGTCACTGTTGGGGCGTCCGTGTCTAACGGATACCTCAAGCAAACCACGGCAACACAGACTCGCCAGTTTACACAAACGACTGGACGAGCTGGCAGCACATGCCAGGACATTGGCACCAGCGAGGAGACGGTCAGTTTTGGTGATGTGGTTCCCGGTTATATCGTGGCCACGAATCTGGACACAACCAACTTTGTCAGCCTGCGGTTTGTCAGCGGCGGAGCGAACGCAATCAAGCTGCTACCAAATGGCGGCCAAGCCTGCTTCCATTTGGGAGCCAGCGTAACGCTGTACGCGATTGCAGACACGGCAGCGTGCAAAGTCAAGTTTGATGCCTACAACACTTAACAAGGAACGAGCAGATGAGCATGGAAAAAATGAAGCAGGCTTTGAGTGCAAAGCCGAAGGTTGTTGAAGTCGAACTTAATGGATGCACCTTCAAAATGCAGGGTGTGCCAGACAGTTTGCGAATTAAAGAATTTGAGTTTTGGCTGCGTCCAGATGGGCAGAAATTACACAAAGTACGACATGCAAAAATTCGAGCCAAAATCGTTGCACTTGCAATTGTCGATGAAGACGGCAATCGAATTTTTAACAACGATGAAGGCGTCGACTACTTGCATGAAATTGATGCCGCGTCACTTTCAAAGCTCAGCGAGGTCGCAACAGTCATACTTGGCCTGTCCGACGAAGACATCGAAGCCAAGCTAAAAAAAACATCCGACGACTAAGGAACAATCACCGCCGATTCCTGCACCTGAAACTTGCAGAGATTAGTGGGAGGCTGGATGCCGATGCAGTGGCTGACGAGTTGACGACCGAGCAGATGTTTGAGTGGTGGGCTTACGGCTACCTGCAGGGCTGGTTTCCGCAGGAAGAAGAGAAGCGTGGAATGGACCCGGCGGCGGCGAAGGAATTTTTTCAAAGGCTAGGCAATGGCTAGTACGACGATTCACACGCTTAGCTACAAGATGGTGGCTGACACGCAGAACTTTACCCGCGGCCTAATTAGCAGCCGCAGCGAAGTTGCCTTGATGAAGAAAATCATGGGTGACACCTCTCCGGAACAGAAGGCTGCAAAAGCAATGGCGGCAATTGAAAAGCTGCTGCAGTCCGGCAAGATCAGCATAAACCAATACAATCAAGCCACGGCAAGGGTAAAGGCTGAACTGGAGGCAATTCAGCGGGCAGCCAAGCCTGCTGGTGAACGACTCGACAAATTTGGGTCGTCACTGAAAAACGTGGCTACAGCCTACTTGTCCATTCAAACTGCACAGCGCGGCGTTTCGCTGTTTATGAATACATTGGACAAGCTCGACGCCCAGCAAGACAACGCTGCTCGGTTTGGGATGGTCGTAGATGATTTTATTCGGCTGCAGTTTGCACTGACCAAAGGCGGCGAAATTTCAGCGGACAGCGTGCCGGGTGCCATTGCCGCCATGCGAGACAACTTGCAGCTTGCCGCAATGGATATGGGGCGATTCAAGGAGATATTCTCTCAGCTCGGTGCTGACCAAGACGTAATCGCCGCCATTTCGTTCATGCCTGTACAGAAACAGTTTGAGACGATGGTCGACATTATTAGCCGCATTCCAGATGCAGGAAAACGCGGGCTAATTACTCAAAAGCTATTTGGCACCGACGAAGGCCAGATGAATAGCTTGATGGCTGACGGGCTAAGCGGAATCCAAAAGCTGTACGACGAAGCTGCTCAGTTCGGAATGCTGCAGGGCAAGGACGCCGACGCTATTTCTAAAGCGGCAGATGACTGGAAAGAAGTTGGCTTTCGTTGGGAAGTTGTTGTAAAGCAATTTACAGTTGCGTTGCTTCCAATTGCAGAACGATTGGCTGAAATTGCCAAAGGTTTATTTGGACAAAACCAACAGATGGAACTGGCTGGAGTCAACAGCCCTGGAATGCGGATTGTTCGTCAGGCCAACCTGATGGCGGCGATGACACAGGAAGGCATGGTTAAGTTTCAAGACAATAAAGGATTCACTACAAGGCGAGTTCGCGGCAACCTTGACGTGAACAAACTTATATCATTTTTTTCTGAAGCTCAAAAATTTGACCCAAATTTTGCAGAGCAGACTTTGACGCAGGACCAGCGTGACAGACTTTTCAAGAGTGCATTGCCCGGCAACCCTGGCGGCAATCAGGAAGCTGTGCAGTTGGCGATTTTAGAAGAGCTGAAAAAACAAACGCAAGCATCAGCGGAAATACTGCGGCAGCAGGAACAGAAGAATTCCGAAACTCGCAATGTCGCCGGACTGGTCGAATAGCAAGGAACGCACATGGCCGCTAATCGCAAATCACAAGAACTCACCGAACGCTTGGTCGATGGCTTTCTGCAGTACGATTACGTCGAGACATGGCAGGTTGACGCCGCCGGAATTGCCTCGGCCCTGCTGGATACCAGCCTGCCGGAGATTGGCCAACCGTATTTGATTACCGGCGTGACGACTCCGGTTTACTGTTTCCAGCGAACGCCTCGCCGCCGCAGCGATTCGCAGGCCAAGAACCTGTTCGATGTCGTTTGCAGTTTCACCAACGCCGTCACCCGCTACGACCGAACCAGCGAAGGCTTGCCAGCCGACCAGCCAGAAAACATTGTGCCGCGGGTGGATATTGCCTTTGAGGAATACAGCGAGGCGTCACCGCGTGCCCAGTTTGTTGGCATCTTCGACCAAGACACGGCACCAGCATTTTTCTCACCGCAGTTTACTTATCAAGTCCCGCCTTACCTGCCGTCGCCGCAGTTTGGCGTTGACCGCGTCATTGTCAATTCAGCCAACGACCCGCAGCAAAACGTCAATAAACGCAGCCACACCAAGCGAGTCACCTACTGGACTTGGCACCGGGACTGGGACAGCAGCTGGGACGACTACATCGACAGCGTCAATTCAGGTACGACGACAATCAGCCAGTCCGACAAAGATGGCCTGCGGCTGCGGTATTCGTTCGACGCCTACACGCTGCTCATCAACGACATCATCAAAGAAGACCACTGGCGAGACGGCAAGCTTTATTTCCGCCGTGGCGTCGTGTTCAGCCACAACCCAGAATCGTGGTTTCTGCAGCTGCCGGACCAAGGCTTCAACGAGATGCTGTTTGTCGGCCAGAACAAGGAAGGCGGTGCCACTGTCACGGAAAGCGACATGGACGACTTGTTCGGTTCAGAGCGAGCTGATTATGAATCGCTGGCCATCACGTACCCAGTGCCGATTGCTGGCCTGATTGCCTACGCACCGACCGAGACGCGAGTCGCGCCAGCCGAGCCGCAGCTGCTCAACGGGCACGGCCGCCTGATCAAGATTGCACCGCCGGACAACGCCAGCTTTCTGCCAAAGAAAATGGTGTACATGCCGTACACGGTCACGGACTTCTCAGCACTTGGAATCCAGTAATGGAACTGACGCCGGACGACATCAAGACCATCCGTGAAATGCGGCGTTGGATTCAAACCAACGGCCAAGCTGGAACCGTCAGACCGCAGTACACCCGCAAGCCGCCACGGATGTTGTTTCCGGTTGACAAGCTATATTTTTACAACAACAGCGGAGAAACCGCACCTGCATTTGGTTGCTTGCAAATAACCGGCGTAACCGAGATCGACAATCGGTATTTCTTAACCGCCGAGAAACCGTCTGGAAACAGCGGTGTTTTTGTTTTTAATTCTGGCAGCGATGTCGAAAACGCCAAAACCGGAGTTTGCCATGCTGGGCCAGTCGTTAAAGCCTTGGTAGTGCCAAACTCTGGAGATTCAACACACTCCGCAAACACGCTTTACAACGGCGAGTGTATTGGACCAGATGGCTGGGAACTGGCCAGCACACCCGGCGGCCCGCAGCGGTTTCTTGGTCGGCTGGATGATTACAGCGTTGACAACGTGGCGTTTGTGCTAAACCGTCCAGCTAGCGACTGTGACGATTCGAGCAGTAACAGCGACAGCGTCTGTCAAGGCATTCCCGGCGTTGACCTTGACGCACTGGCAACGGTAAACGCCGCTGATGTCGATTATGTGCTGGCGGTAAAAGACGGCTGCTTGGTAAAGGTGGCACTAAGCGAGTGCGATAACAGCGGAAGCGTCTAATGAGTCGATTGTGGTTCAACGCTAACGGGATCTTGCACGACGGCATTGGTTTGGTGCTTTGCGATGTTTGTCCCTGCGATGTGG